GGCGATTCCGCTTCCATCATCGGCAAATGTTGTTGATACGGCTGCTACAGATGTAGCACATTCATTGCGAGATTTGAATACAAATGAACCCGTAGCATCAACATACAACGCCCCGTACTCACTAGCCCCAACGACGAGCATCGCATTGAGAGCTGTGCGAGCAACACCAGGGTCGGCTTGCATAGTTGTTTCAGATGTGGCCAGTGAAACATCACGCATGGATGTGGGCCATGCAATTTGGTCAAGAATTTGATTGATACGGGTTCCCGATTTATCCCCTGCAATGGCTCCCGTGACTGTGGTGATGTTGGCTAGGTTGGCCAATCTAAAAGCATCAACCGCCGTGATGGTAGTAAAAGCGAGATTTGCACTATCAACATTGTTTGGAACTGATGTTGAATACCCCGTGATGTAACCCGCAAAAATCGGATAAGTAGTTGAACCGTAGGTTGCAGTGATGGAAACTTTACGCATTGGACTTAACAGATTTGCGTATGGCCCAGCCATGTTCATTGGGTTGAAATCCCCATTTTGGTCTGCAATGACCAATGTTAATGTACCAGTTTGAAATTGGTCAGCAATAAGATTTCGACCTCGCTGAGTTTGAATCGAAACTACTACATCGGAAACATCAACGATGACCGAAGCTGAGTCAGCCAATACATTTGTGCCTAGCTGACCACTTCCCAGAATACAAGCCTGAGCAAAGCCTGGACCCGTTGAAAAGTTAATGACAGCATTGACTGTAGGAATTGTCATAAGAATTGATTTAACAATCCAGCTGCGCCCGATAAGGATGACCCATTGCGGTTCACGCTCTGTACCGCTGTTTGTACCGCTGTTTGTAAGCCATTGGCATCATAAAAATCACCCGCAAAATTGAAGTTAATAGTGCTTGCCGCACCACCTGTTCCAAATTGAGCAGCTGCTAATTCTGCACCTGTTGCTTGTGAATAATCAAAATACCCACCTGAATCTGTACCACCAGTGCCATTGCCACCGCTTATCATTGGTGGAGTAAATCCACCCCCTGCAAAGAACCCACCCCCGCCATCCAAAGGTGTTATGGCCCTAGTATTGATACCTAGTGTTCGCATATACAGTTCAAGTGCATCTTGCTTTTGTTTATCAGCTATTGCCTGAGCCTGGGAGATTGCAAGAATGTTGCGGATTTGAAGGATTCTTAGATTGTCTGATTGGTCAGCCGTAGCCCCACCCTGGGCTTTGACCGCTGCATCATATTTGTTCAACGCTTCCATGATGGCTTTGTTCTTATCATCTTGGCTCATCTTGGACTTATTGATGGCATCTACCTCAGCAATAAGGGTGTCATTGAGAGCTTTAAGTTGAGCATCGGTAATCGTTTTGAGCCCTGCCAGTTTACGCAGGTCAGCGTTTTGAGTGAAGTCAGCAAGTTCCTTCAATCGTTGCATAATCAATGCTTCGTTATCGCCTTCAAGTGCCTGCATCAATAGGAGTCTTTTTCGGGTATCTTCATCAATGGTCTGTTTCAATGCTGCTTGAATATTGATTTTATTCAAATCAAACGCGGCACTAGCAATACTTACAACTTTCTTTAATGCCGCAAGTTTTTTCTCAGCTGCCAATTTTGCCGCAGCTTCTCTTTTTAATCTTGCGGCGTCATCCCTTGCTCTTTTATCCAATGCTGCTTTGGTACGACCTTCACTAGCTGAAATTCCCATTGCACCCGATGGCATGCCTTGTGTAGCAGTTCCAGCCAATCGTGAAGCTGCACCGCGTTGTTCTAGGGCTAAAATTCCTTTGCGAATAGCGGAGTATTTATACAACTCGCTAATTGTTGCAGCCAAAAACCCGACAAAAGATTTGGGTTGAGAGGGGTCGCTGAGTGTGCCAATTCCACGAATGACATCTGCTATGGACAAAGAAAGGTTGTCCATCTGTTTTGTTATGTCATCCACACCTTTATTCTTGCCAAGCATCGTGAGTGCATCAATGAGTCCTTTGCCAATGGTTTCTTTTGCTTCATCAGCAGCGACCTTTATGCGGTCAATTTTGCCAGCATAAGTGTTGGCAGCAATGGCAGACTGTCCTGCGAATAATCTTGCAAGTTCTTTATTGATTTTGACCATATCCCCTGATGCTAAAAGGGTTTTTGATATGCCAGTGCCAAGTTTGGACAAAGCACCAGTGTTTCCTGCATAGGCATTGCTTAACGCAGCCGATACGGAAATGACATCTTTTGAAGTGCCAGCCGCAATATCTAAAGCAAGGTTGAGTTCCTGTTGGGATGTCTTGTAATCTCGCGTGGAGTTGAGCAAATTTGTCAGAGCTGGCCTAAGTTGGCCATCAGATACACCTGTGGCGCGTTGTAACTTATCTATAAAGGAATTTGCACCTTTACCTGCTAACTCATTGCCTGTGTTTTTGAGGGTCTGCCCTAGGGCTTTGGCTGCCTTGTCATCGGCGAGAAACGCCTTGACTGATGCCTTGCCAAACGCAACAACTGCAACGGCGGAAAATGTCAGACCCAAAGTTCTTGCAAGTTTGCCCAGATTCTTTTCAAATTTACCAATGCTTTTTTCAGCTTGTTTGATGCCTGAGTTGTTCCAGGTGGAAACCGCCGAGACTAGGAGTTTGGAATTACCTAAAATGCTCATGCAGGAATCCTAAGAATGGTGTGCTTGGAATTATAGCCAATGGTGGCCTTTTCAATAGCTTTCGCTACTGCCGCTATAACATTTCCTTGGTCCTCATTCCATGCCTTGAATATGGCACGGCCATTTGCACTTTTGTTGGAACGACCTTTTGAACCTATCGGCCTGGCAGAACGACTAACTGGTGGTAGCGCATTGATAAACCGTTCACCAGCTCCAGGATTGGGATAAAACTGACCGTTTTCACCGCGAACACCCGAACGCGATTTATTTGGTATTCCAGCTGGATGTTTTCGACCCGCTGTTTCATAGATTGCGCCAGCCGCAGATTCGTTAGTTACCGCGTAGCCACGAATGAATCCGCGCCTAGTCTGTTTTTGCAATCCTGGGCGATATTGAATTCCAGCCTTCATAGCAGCTGCATCAAATATAGGAAATGCACGATAAACATTCGCGCCGCGATGACCAGGTAAAGCACCCGTAGGCTCGCGTTCCCAATTCCTAATAGCAGGTGGAACAACAGAAGGCATAAAGCCTCTCGCTTTGGTCTGAATAGGTCGCATTGCCCGTTCGATGTTGTTATTCATTTCAAGGCTTAATTCAATTTCAAAGGCATCAAGGAGATAGACAGTTCTATCGAATCCTTCTACGAACATTGGCATTTTTTATCTCCTTTGCTCTGTCCTTCAAAACATCGAGTAATGCCTTGAACATTCTTTGGTCCAATGAAAGTAATTCATTAGGCGAAATTCCTAATTCCACACTTAGTGAGGCCACTAAATATGTGAAAGAATCCCGCCCTATGCGTTTGGGTCTTCGTCATCCAATACATCAACGGATACCAAAGTTGAAACAAACTTTTCTCCGAACATTTCTACTTGTGCTCCACTCACTGATAAACATTTCCAAGCAAGCCAATAGATGTCCGATTGGCGTTCTTCAGTGCGAAACCGCTTATGGATACCTTCATTAAACTGGATTTCAAAGGCATACTCAATCGCTGGGGAGATTTTGTGAGTCGTAACTTCCCCTGAGGCCCTGGTGATTTTAAGTTGTGCCATTGTGTTCTCCTTTTAGAACGCTACTGTTGGTGAAACTACTACTGGTGTATTTACTGTAAATGACAAACTTGAACTGGCATAATCAGCTACGCCACCTGAACCAACTGGTGTCAAGTTGTTTACAAGAATTGAGAACTGGTATGAAGGGTTCGTTGCTGCGACTGCTGTGCCTTTAACAGTAATCATTGACACCGCAATAGTCTGACCAAAAGCAGCATTTAATGTAGTCATAACCTGAGCAGCTGCCCAGTCATTCAAGAAGTCAATGCTCAAAGTTGCAGCTTGAAGGCCCGCGGCAAATTTATGTGCGGTATCGCCAAAAGTTGAAACTTCAATTTCATCAACGACCTGCGTTAAAGTTACTGCCGTGACATACGAACTGATATCAATGCTTGGTACTGTCGGCGCAGCTGCCGTGGCAAGTTTAATGCCGACATTATTATTTAAGTAAATTGCCATCGTTATTCCTCATCCTTTGTTGTTGTAGGTGCTGGTGCTTTTGTATCTTTGATTTGACCAACCTTAATTAGCCAAGCCAAGTTTTCTGCGTTTGTATCTGCCATTGTTAGCTCCATGTCGTTAGAATTGAAATGTTTAAGTCTGAACTCAAAAGGTCGCCCGATGCTGCGCTCAGAATTGATGGCCCTGAAACTGTACCGATGTTAAATACTAAAGTTGAATTACATAGCTTGTTCCAGACTGCAACGATGGTGGACTCAATACCTTGCAATGAACCTTGATTATCTAACGCTGGTACAGTCATAACTATCTTAAAATTGGCCAATGGACCAATGCTATTTTGAGAATTATTAGACGGTGAAAGATATGGGTCTTGCGGAACAACAACTACTGAATTTGCAATAATTGTTGGTGGAGGAAAATCAAATGTGGACCACACACCCGCATTAGCAAGTACCGTTGCAATGGTGGACCGTAAAGTGGTAAGTGCTGGCGTAGTCATTAGCCGACCATTGCCGATGGTGAACGATACGGTGATAAGAGGCCCGAAATTTTCCCCATCAAGCTGTAACCCATTCTGTAAGGATTTGGACTATACCCATCAACGGATACGCCCCCAGTTTGACTGACTTGTCTTGCCTGGAAAACATCCACTGCCAACATCATTGCTGCTTCACGAATTGCTGGTGTCTCTGCATAAGCGGTGGTCTTGTCATCCGGTCCAGTCATGCGACCGTAAGGTTGAACCAAATGCTGTGGGTCATTAGCTGCTGTGATTGCAAACTGCAAAAATGAATATCCCTTGGGATAGTTATATGGCCA